TTTGGAAAACACCCTAATACTCTTGACGGTTTGCAAAGCGTATGCAAGAAATGTGATGTTTTAAGGAAAAATACTGTAAAATGAGGGCAAAAAAATACTATCTGTATAGTGAGAGGGTGATTTTTGATGGGAAATAGTATAAATATTACATAATCAATGGTAGTGTTTATAGTATTTCCCATAGGAATATTCCTCCTATAAAAAGACCTATCGCAAAAAAGCGGTAGGTCTTTTTTTATTTACCTTTTGTTAAAAAATTTCAATGGGGCAACTACAGGATTTCCCATAAAAATACCCCTCCTTTTCTTTTTAAAATAAAGTGCTTTTTAGCACTTTAACATATAAAACAAAAAATTTGGAGGTGTAATGTATGGATTTAAGTAAAGAGACATACACACAGGAAGAAGTTAAACAAATACTTGAAGAATACAATAAGCAGATAGCAGAGCTTACCGCTAATCTCACTCAAGCACAAGAGCAAGCAAAAACATTAGAAGACCTACAAAAACAAAATTTAGAAGCAAATATAAAATTAGAATTATTAAAAAATGGATTAAATGAAGATGTAATTGATTTGGTATTTGATAGCGACATTGAAAAAGCAAAAACGAAAATTCAAAAAATTAGCGAAATACTTAAAAAAAATGATTTAAATAATGCTTATAGACCGAATGAGCACAAAGCAAACGATGAATATCTTGAAGCACAAAAAAATAAAGACGTTGAAGGCATGATTAGAGCTAAATTATCAAAAATTTTTTCATAAAAAATAAAAAAATGAAAGGATGATGTAAAATGATACAAACAAGTAATTTTACAGTAGGTGAAAAAATTGATTTAACCAACGAAATTGCATTAGTGCAACCACTTGATACCCCACTTTTTACTTATTTGATGACCAGAAAAGCATACGACAAAGCAAATTCGACAATAGTAACATGGAGAGAAAAAACCCTTGACACAACAGAAGATATATCAGTGCCAGAAGGAAGCGAAACAAATGTATTCTACAAGAGCGACAGAGTAGAGAAAAATAACGTATGCGAAATATTTAAGAAAGCAGTGCAAATAAGCGGTACAGCGGAAGCAATAAACATAAAAGGTATTGGTGATTTATACGCAAGTGAAATGGCAGACAGATTAGCAGAAATAAAAGTTAATATTGAGAAAAAACTTATAAATGGAGTTAGAGACGATGGTTCAACATCAGGAATAAGAAAAATGGCAGGTCTTTTATCTTTTGTGTTAACTGAAAATAAAGTGTCAAACAGTGCATTTGATGAGGCACAATTCAAGGCAACAGTGAAGAAATTGTGGGACAATGGACTTGGTTCAAATCAATATATAGCTTTGGTTAATGCCGACATTAAAGAAATGATTGATGACTTCTATAAAAACAGCACAAGATACATAGGCAACGTAAATGAGTATGGCGTAGTGGTGGACAAAGTAAATACTAACTATGGAGTAGTTAACTTGGTACTCAACAGACATGTACCAGCAGGAAAAATGATAGTATTTGACCCTGCTTATATAAGATTAGCATTCTTAAGAACTCCTGCTAATGAAATATTAGCAAAAACAGGCGACTACATAGGAGGACAGGTTATAGTTGAATTAACATTAAAGGTACTCAATGCTAAAGCATTAGCACTTTTTGAGTTAACTGCATAATGATGATGGGGTATTTTACCCCGTCATTTTTTTAAAGCACCAAATTGAAAAATTTCAAACAATAATAATTATCAATTGAGAATAATTACATTTTAGGAGGTAGGAGGAAATGCTTTATCAGGAAAAGATGAAATATTTTCTAATGAGGAAGCAGAAAAAAATAAGATTAAAAGAAATAGCAAACTATATAGGTTGTAGTATTGCTCTTTTATCTATGTATGAAAATAACCAGCTTAATATAGACCCAGAAAAAGAAAGAAAATATGTGGAATTTATTACAAATTACAAAGCGAGGTCTTAATGCAGAAGCAGGCATAAAACAGGGTAAATTTTACCTTGTTTTTTGATTTTTAAGGGGGTATTCAAATGAAAAGGGAAATCATGGGGAAATTTCCTTTATGGTGTAATGATAATAAAACAGAATATTCACTTTGCTTAAGCAACGATATGGATAGTTTATTTTCTTGTATTCTTTTAAATAAGATAAAAGGATATAAAATAGAGTATTTTTACGATTTTCAATATTTATACAAGACAGAGCAAACAAAAGATAAAGCTATAGGTGTAGATATAGACCTTATAGATGGTAGAACATGGGGTAACCATGTAACGCTTTTTAAAAACGAAAATAGCGCTAATATAAATCAAATTTTAAACATATCAAGAGAAAACTATACAGAGAAATACGCTTTAAGTACATTGTTAACAATTATAAGCTATTACAATTTTGATATTTCAAATCTAACAGAAGAAGCGAAAATGATTTTACTTTGTATCGACGCAGGATTTAAAGGGTTTTATATAGACAATTTCAGAGAAAAACATATTGAATACTTGAAAATGCTTGAATTAGAAGAACTAATCGAAATAGAAAAAAAGCATACAATTGATGACTTTTACAATTTGATTGACAAATATCGATTGTATGCAGAGATAAAAATAAATAAAAAAACAGGTAAGCTTGAAACTTCTATAGATTTAGCAGGTCTTACAGAAGTTTTTGGCTTACCTTTTTTGTTACCCAATGATTATTTTTTTGTGTCTTACAAATTTGATTCTTATATCACTAATCTTAATCTTATCACAAAAGAAAAACTAAAACAAGAAAATATTTTTTCGCTTGCTTTAGTAAATAAAGACACAATCAAATATTCAAAATTTAGAAATTAGGGGGTAATTGCTTGAAAATAAAAGCAATTTCTAATTTAGTGGTCTACCAAGTTAAAAAAATCATTTTTAAACAAAAACACCAAATGAGTAAAACAGACGTTAAAAAATTATTTCAATAGGAGGGGTCTTCTTATGGGAGTAAAGTGCATAATAGATAATATTCCTTACACAGAAAAACCTAACAAGGAAGAAATTAGAAAAATAATAAATAGAATGACAATTGATAAAGCAAAAGAATATGAAATTAGCGAAATAATCGAATATATCCTAAAAGGACACACGATAAGACCTTCAGTATGCGACAAAAAAGAAAATACATGGCAAAGTCAACAGATGTTTTTTATTGACGTTGACAATAATGATAATTATATAAGTTACCAAGAAGTGATTGAACTATTAGAAAACTTAAATTTAAAGCCAGCTTTTATATACACTTCATTTAATCATAAAAAATATCATCACAAGTACAGAATAGTATTTGTATTTGATGAAGCAATTGAAGATTTTGATACTGCTAAAGCAATCCAATTATACTTAATGGATATGATAGGAAATAGTTTTGTAGATAAATCTTGCAAAAACTTAAACAGAATTTATTTCGGCGGGAAAGAGATTGTTTATCAGTCAGATAATAAACTAAAATTAAGTGATTTAAAAGAAAAAATATCAAAATTTCAGTCAAAAAAATCCCCTCAAACCCTTGAAAATACTGCATTTGAAGGCAATGAGGTAAAAAGTACATACAATAATAAATATATTACTTTATTGTATGTACCTTTTACCCAAAACCATAAAACCCTTGCTATTACTGCAATTGAGGGACATAATGCAGATTATTTTTTACAAAAATATAATCCAGAAAAGAAAATTTTTAAGACAAAACAAGAATTTTTAAATTACATAATCAAAGAGGTAAATTTACCTGAATTATTGGAAATAGAAAATTATAAATCTTTCAATTGTATATTTCACGACGACAAAAACCCCAGCGCAGGAATATTTAGAAATGAAAATGATGATTGGATATACAATTGTTTTGCGTGTAATATTTCTTATAATATCATAGGCGTAATTGAAAGATTAGGTAACTTCAAAACAAGAGTGGATACATACGATTTTATTAAAAAAATATTGAATGTTGAAATAACAGAAACGGAATTTCAACAAAAACAAAAAGCTATTCTTTTAGAAACCCTACAAGCTTTATACAGTGATGAATTTATAAAATATTGTCCTACAACCAATAAAAATATTAGGACTATAAGAGAATATTTACAGCAGTTAATTTTAATTGCCATAGACAATATTTATGACGAAGAATTTACAGATAGCGAAGGTAACGTTGTATTCTTTACTTCAGTAAGAGAATTAGCTAAAAGATTAGGTATTAGTCAATATAATATAGAAAAAATATCTCAAAGATTAGTGGTTTTAACTTATCATGAGTTACTAAAAAAACTTGACGATGAAGAAATACCAAAAAGATTTTTAGAAACAGCAAAAAAAGTAATGAATGACAGAAATTTTGATAATAAAGTCAATTTTTTTGCTATACCTTCATTAACAGTTAACAAATATCCTCAAATTGAAAAACAAGCTATAAAATGGCGTAATAATCATTACACTATAAAAGGCACATCTTATGAAATGTTTTTAAGAGCAGAAGGTAAAGAAGTAGCAGACAAATTATATCCCCAATTTAAAACTGTAGTAGATAAAATAACAGGAGAAATTAAAGACAGAACGACAACAAAAGCAAGTGATAAGAGAACAGAAGATATAATTAAAACGATTAATAAACTAATTGATAAAAAAGGATATGCGACAGAAAAAGAGATTATTAAAGCACTAACTAAAAAATATGGTAAAACAACAATAGAAACACAAATAAAAAGGTCTTTACCACAAATTTTAGAAGAAAATAACTTAAAAAGAGTTAAAGCCAATAAAGAATCAAAAGAAAGATTAAAAATCAAATCAAAAGGGTATCCAATGGTGATTATTAAGGATACCCTTTAAATTTTCTCTTTTTTGGAGGTGAAAATATGCCAAAGCTTAAAAAAACATCAAAAAATGTAAATCCATTATGGGAAGCACTCAAAAAATTTAAAAATGGAGAGCATACAAGAATAAAATATCACTATTTTTTATGGAAAAATAAAATTTTTTACTCATACAGAGGGGAAGAAAATTACGATATTTCAGAAGAAGAATTTATCAAGAAGTTTTTAGACGGCAGCAGGGTAAAATATAGAAACCTTGAAAGATGGTCAGAATCAGAAGAATATCAAAAATTACTTTTATTGTATAAGAAACAAAACCTAATAAAAGATTTAATAAGCGTATATGACGCAATCCTTGAAAAATCACTAAATGGCGATAATGCAGCAGTTAAAACGTTAATTTCATTACAGCAGGAAATAGACAGGTTGTATAAAGAAATTAGCGATGAGAAGCCAAAACAGGAGGAAGAAGAACAAGATGATGGATTAATCATTGAGTAGGTGGTGACAATATGGCAAAAAAGAACTTAACAACAGAAGAAAAATTGCAAATAATTAACAGTGATCCAATTTTATGGCTTAAAAATTTTGTAAAAATTGTAAATAATCAAGGTGAATTAGTACCATTTATCCTAAATGAGGAACAGGAACATTTTGTAAGAAATATGGGTAAGTACAACATTATCCTAAAAGCGAGACAAATAGGATTTACGACTTTGTCTTTAGGAGTAATGCTTTATTACGCTTGCACAAAGCCGAATACTCATTATTTAATGTTATCTTATGATACAGTCAGTACACAAAACATATTCAATCGTTTAAAAGATATGTATGAAACCATACCCGACAAATATAAAGTTCCACAAAAGAGAATGAATAAATTAGAATTACTACTACAAAATGGAAGTAGAATATCAGTTAAAACTGCAAGTGTGAAAGAATTAGGAAGGTCTTTTTCATTACAAATGATACATTGTAGTGAATTCGCATTTTGGCCAGCAGAACAGCAGGAAAGAGGGCTTATTGCATTAGAGCAAGCGCTTTTAAAAAATGAGGACAGCAAAATCATCATTGAAAGCACAGCAAATGGCATAGGTAATAATTTTTATAAAATTTTCACAGATGCACAAAAAGGCAAAAGTAAATATAAAGCATTCTTTTATTCCTGGTTAGGTGATGGAGCTAAAAAACAATTCAAAAGCGAGTACAAAATAGCGGAAGAATGGTATAGAAGTCAAAATCATGGGAGAAGACAATCAAGCGATGATTTATTACCTGAAGAAAAGAAATTAAGAGAATTAGGAGCAACTTATTCGCAACTGATGTGGAGAAGGTGGAAACTACAGGATATGAGTATTGAAGATTTTCAACAAGAATATCCTTCAATTCCTGAAGAAGCTTTTATAACTACAGATGTAGGAGTATTTGACGCAAAAATTATTACAGAACGCTATTCTTCATTATTAGAACCACTGAAATTAAGTGAATTAGAAAAAGAATTACCTAATTCACTAATTCCATACTTTGGAAAAGGATTATACATCTATAAAAACGTGAAGAAAAATGAACGCTATTATGCAGGTATTGACACCAGCGGAGGGCTTAAAAATGATTATAGTGCTATTTCTATCTTAAATACTGAAGGTGAGCAAGTAGCAGTATTTTACAGGAACGACATACCAATTTATAAATTCACTCAAATTGCTTATGATTTAGGAATGTATTTCAATTACGCTATGTATTTGATAGAACGCAACAGTTATGGATTGGATTTAATACAGCGCTTAAGAAAAGAGATGGGATATTTACAAGTGCTAAAAACTAAAACATGGGACAATGCAACAGGAAAAAAGAAATGGGAATTTGGATGGACCACTTCAAGGGTAAATAAAGTAAAGATGATAAATGACCTTAAAGAAGTTTTTGAATTAGGACTAATCTTAATTAATGACAAAGAAACGCTTGACGAAATGAAAACTTTTGTCGAAATTGATGGAAAACTTGAGAATGAAAAAAGACAATATCATGATGACCTTGTAATTGCTTTAGCTTTAGCAGTGCAATGTATGAAAAGTGGTAGATGGTACATCTAAAACGCTTAATTTTGACTTATAAACGATTTTAAATATAGGGGGTATAGTTTTATATGGCTAAAATAAAAAAAGACGCTATAAAGCTTGATGAGACGCTTGTAGAATTAAAATTTTGGCTGAAAGGGTATAGAGAGCCGATTATTATTTACACGACAGCTACACAATCATGCGATTTTGTGGATTTTGTCTATCAGAACAGAGCGGTAGTTAGAACTAAAAGCGATAAAGAAAAATTTGAGAAAAAATTTTATATTTTTGACGACTATAAACGTAAAGAAACGGTATTGATTTCGCTTGATGATATAAAAGCGATGTCAATACCTTTTTTCATTGATGAAGGAGAAGAATATAACTTTAAAATTTTAGAAAGCAGATAGGAGGTAAAAATATGACTTTACAAGAATACATTAACTATTTTTATGCAGGAAAGCCAAATTGGTTTTTAGAAGAAATTTCAAGTGGTTGGCATATAAAAAGAATTAGCAACATTCTGAACATAAAACAATATTTGGATGGCAAGCACAAAATACTTGATAGACCCGATGAAGTTTTTAACGGTAGAACGATTGAGACAAAAAAAATAATTTTAAGTTATGCTAAAACAATAATAAACTTTCAAACAAGCTTTTTACTAAAAAATCCTGTAACCTTGACTTGTCCAGATAGTAAAACATTGGATGTTTTTAAAAACATTTATGAAAAAGGCAATTATGATTTGGTAGATTATAAAATATTACAAAATATGATAAAGTATGGTGAAACCTATGAATATATTTATTTGGATAAAAATGGTATAATAAAATCTAAAATAATAGATAGTGCGGATGGATACCCGATTTATGACGATGAGATGAATTATTTGGGCTTTATTGAATACTATAACATAAATGGAATATCTTATTATATCATTTTTACCGATGATACAGTTACCAGCTATAGCGACATAGGAGGAGAATTACACAAAACAGGGCAGTATAAAAATTTATCAGGATTACCGATTGTTTATAGAATACCTTCAGAAACAGACCCATTAACAGGCAGGAGCGATTTATTAGATTATATTGATATATTGGATAGCATGGAGGATTTAATAAGCAAATATTTTGACGCATTTTACAAGTATATAACAGGTATTCCAGTAGTAAAGGGTATGAAATTGGCTATCGATAAACAAGGCAATGGAGCAATAGATAAAAACGTTGTAGGATATGCTTTACAACTTGATGAGGGAGCAGATTTTGAATTTGTACAAAATAAGACAGATATACAAAGTTTTAAGGTATTATTCAACACGTTAAAACAATCATTACTTGACATTTCGTGCACACCAGCAGTAGCAATAAATAGTACAGATATAAGCAATTTGTCAGAGGT